ATATTGTTTTTTGTTATAAACTCTATAGGTTGAATCACATATTGTTTATAATGATTACCACCTACTTGTTTTTCTTTAGCTATATTAGCTCTTATTGTACTGTTCTTCATATTAATATTATAGCATATAAATACACAAAAGTCAAGCTATTTCTTGTACTTTCTTTTTAGGTAGTGCAATGGTATAGCACATTCATCAAATGAACCATTGTCTACATTATGTAACATATACAATCCTCTCCAATGTTGGTTAGTCTGATGTGATAGATAGTTCTCATCATGTAAATAACAACTACCACTAATGATTGCAGTCATCTGTTTACCTGTCGCATTCTGCCCATAGGCAATTGAATGTCCTTGTTGATGTCCTGCAACGCAGCTCATATGTTTCTTAGTAAGCAAAGCATTAGCTGATGTTACAGGTCTACCCATAACGCCACTAGCAAAGTAGTGCGAGTAGGCAACACCATCTATTTCTTTAACCTCAAGAAATGGTACTACTTCCCATCCTGCTTCTTCGTACTGTAGATCATCAAAAGATATAAGACCATCTAACTTTCTATCATACTCAATTGCAGTGTTGATACGCTGCTCATGGTTACCCATAGTCAGTACCATCTTAGGCTTGTATAACTTCTTCTTAGCCTTAGCTAGTCTGTTGTTCAAGGCATTCATAGGAGCGAGTAGTGCTTCCATACCTTTATGTACAGCACGTATATCAGCTTTGTATGTCCTACCTTCAAACGATTTCTTACCTACATCATAGCTTGATAAGCTAGGCATATCAGCAAAGTCACCAATCATTACTATAACTTCTGGTTGTTTGTCAACAATATATTTACCTATCCAAGACAAGTAAGCCAGACTAATGCCTGGCTTTACTTGGGTGTCACCAATTACTAAATGTTTCTTCATTACGTATGCTCCTTAACTATTTGCTTATAAGCTTTGATCCAATCTTTTCTAAAGTCTAACCATAGAAAACCTTCTTTCTCAGCCCAATTACTATACGATGTCTTACTTCGTTTAGTTATCTTATTATCAGGATTCATAAATAAAAATATAATTATGACACCTGGATTACATTCTTTAAACCATACCATCTTTTGACGTGTAGCTAAGTCAAGCTTACCCTTAGCTTCTATGTATACATTCTTAGCCATCTTAAAATCAGGATTATATTTCCTTATCTTTTCTGGCTGCGTGTATTCAATCACATCTGGTTCATACTTGACACTTGGAAAATGTTTCTTAAGTTCTGCCCAAGCTTTTATTTCTAACTTACTTTTGAATATAGGCATTAAATCTATCTCTCCAAACATCATCTTCATGTTGCTGAATCCATAGACAACTTGCATTCATGATAAACTCTTCATCATTGCCATAGGCAGCACGTACAGTATTAAACATCTCTTGCTCTGTAGTGCAGTCAGCTAACATTTTCTTTGCTGTTTTATCACCAACCTTTTCAATACCTTTAATGTTATCTGCAGTATCTCCTTTAAGACATTGCTCAAAGAACAGTCGTAGTCCTCCGAGCTCAGTCTGGTCAGTCCATTTGTCAGGCTTAACCCAACCCTTACCTTTAATTTCCCATGAGAAATGTTTACCAGGGATCATGAGCATATCTTTATCTAAGGATACAATCACAGTATCATCTGTTTGATTGATACCCATAGCATCATCAGCTTCTATTCCTTCAGGTGCTAATTCAGCTCCCATCTCTTCTAGTGCATAGTCTCTCAATGCTTCTAAATGGATTGGTTTAGGGGCAGTTCTGTTAGCTTTATATTCAGGATAGATTGTCTTACGAAAGTTAGACTTACCTGACAAGAATGCACGATATTCTGTACATCCTGTCTTAGTAAGTAGTTCATCTAACAACGCATCTGCTCTATACTTAGCAATACCAAAGTCATCTTGTTCTGCACTTGCAGCACATCTAAAGACAACTAAGTCATGGTCAATTAATGCAATCATGTTTATCCTTGTAAAGGTGGTAGCTCTGTTAGTTGTTCATCTAAAATGTAGTCATAAACAACATCGTCAACAGGTTCAATCTCAAGTAAAGGAACATTGTCTGCTTCTAAATGATCCCAAGATTGTACTGCTATTACTGATGATTCATATGAATCTACTACATAAGGTTCAGGTATAGCAGGTGCTACAATGGTTACTACTTCATCTCCTACTATATCATAAACTCTTTCTTTTTGTACTAAGTATATTAAGAGTAGTAGAGCAATAGCTACTGCTATCGCTCCTAATAAACTTGCTCTATCTCTATCTTCCATAGTTTCTCCTAGAATGGTATGTCTTCAATTGCAGAAAAGTCTTCAGCTGCTGTAGTGGCAGCTTGCCCTAACACATAAGCTTCATACTGTTTAGCTAGAGCAATGACTTCACTTGGATTACCTTGTGTAGTATTGCTACCTGCTAAAGCTAGTGTTGCTACTGCATTAGAGATAGATGATTGACGGACTATCATTACTTGCCTTGCAGCACGTTCATCCTTAGTCTCGTAGTTACTACCTGTTACACGAGTTGTAGGAGCACTTGCCTTAGCTTGAGGAGCTGCTGCAGTATCACCACCACGATTGTCTGTAGTAGTATCTGCATCACCAACTGCTGTCCATTGCCAATAACCATTAGCATCTTTCTCAGTGCTAACATGTACGACATCACCTTTTTGCCATTCTTGAGCAGCTTTAAACACGGCAGGGTTAGCAAATGACATCAGCTTTTTAGACTGTGCTTGCCCTTGATCGTTCTTGTACATGATTTCTAATGATTGGTATTGTCTACCATTCTTAGCAGCATGTGTGTTTAAGCTTGATACATCTACAACATTAACTTGCATATAAATCTCCTATAAAATTATACATCTTCTACGTTACCCCAGCTATTACCTACTTGTATATCAACCCTAACTGGGAGGTTGAAATCTTTACCAAACAAATGTTTAAAGTTTGCTGGTACATTCTCAAATGATTCTTTAACAATTGGAACTATACTATTAGTATAACATACCTTTTCATCAAAGTCAAGCATGATAGAATCATGTACTGTATTGATTAACTTAACACCTTCCATGTTTACTATCTTGTTATACAAACTAACACGAGCTATAGTCATTAGGTCAGCACCGAGTCCTTGCACTGGATAGTTAAGGATTCGTGTGCGAGGATACTTAAGATTACCTTGACTATTAACCTCAGGTTGGTATTCATATGTTCTGCCTGTTGGCATCACTAACTGATTAGTTTGTTTAACATCAAACATTATCTTATCATGCCATGCCTTAAGTCCTGTATACTTATCATAGAACTGATCAATCACACCTTGCCAAAAGGTTTCATTACCTATGTCTTTAAAGTTAGGATCATTAGCATAACTAAAAGCACTACCACCATAGATTAATCTAAAGACAAAAGTCTTAGCAATCAATCGTGAGGGCAATCCAAACCTTGCTTGGTTATCAGCATGTTGATCAACTTGTTTGTTGATCTCATCTATAGCTACCTTATCTTGGGATAGATAGGTAGCACATATCCATTCAAGTTGTTTTGCATCTGCATTGAGTAACATATTATAATCCTACGTTAGAGTCTATTAATCGTTTATGATAATCATTTATTATCTTACGTTTTAGTTCTTGTTTAGCACTAGGTAACATTCTATTTAGCACATACTCTACACTATGTTTATGTAGCACTTCACTAAAATCTATACAAATACTTAAGTCAGCTGCTTGCTCTAATGCTTGTCGTTCTAGTTGTCTTTCTTTAAATTCAAAGTTATCTTCTTCATTCATATCTGTTCTCCATATCTAGTTGGGAAGAGAGTCTTAATCTCTCCATCAAAGTTCTGTAGGTTAGGCTTACTACTACTTAACCTACCTGTCTTAGTCCTACATTGATTGAGTTGACCATGTATAATTCCATTAGCCCAGTGCATCTCATCAATTAGTTGTGGCACACCATGATAGTATGTAGTCATACGTTTCTGCATGGTAGCACGTGCCAATATAATTCTTAGTATCTCTTTACCTTCATCACTACGTGGTGTTAGCTTACGTAAGGTCTCTTCATTCGTACTGAAGAACCCTTCTTTCTTAAGCTCAGTCTTAGGCAAAGGATTTATTCTTCGTGGAAACTCTTTGTCTTGCTCTTCCCACCTATACTTAACTTCGCCTGTGCGTACGCCAGTCTTGTAATGTCCAATGGGGCGTTGAAAACGCTCCTTAATGATCCCACCATAAAGAAAAGCAGAAAGATGCTCGCCAGAATTGGGATTAAAATCATCGTAAGCATGAAAGTCATACAGCTTCTTGTTAAGTTTGGATATCTGTTCTTCAAGTTCATCTCCTAATACTTTAGACTTATCATAATCATACTGCATACCATTGTATTCCATAGCTTGCAGCACTAGTAAGTCTTGGTTGTGTAGAGCTATGAGCTTACGGAGATGAGGTCGTTTAGACAACTCTTCCATTTGCTTGACCATAACTTTCTCAGTTAGTTCTAAGTCTCGTTGTAGATACTCAGACAGTATCTCTTCAGGTACCTCAGTAGTATCAATACCATTCTTCCAATAGTTTTCTTTAACCTCATCTAGTTTATTACCTAGACCATAGTACTCTGATGTTGCATCTAATGATGGATAAGAATTTTCTTGGTTAGATAATACATACTGTACTAACTGACAGTCCCATATTCTTTTCTTATCAAAGGTAATACCATATCTTTTAAGCCAGTGTAAATCAAACTTAATATTAAACCCTACCAACACATCGCACTTATCCACGGCTAATTGGATACGATCAAGTGATTCTCGGTAGGGTTCAACGGAGAACTCTATGTCTTCTATACTAACTTCATCTTGTGATAACATACCAACCATACATAACTTGTTAGTCTTATCAAAAGGATTACCATTATTACTAATGGTTGTTTCTACGTCCAATA